GCCTCACCATCAACCAGCTTCTTCAGGTTCCTGCGATAGGCGGCCACGGTGATCTGGCACATCTTCATGGCTTCCTCCAAAGTCATGGTTGCCAGATCGGTCTTGCCGATCCTTTCCAGATAATCGCCAACATCAAACCGGGCCTCATTGGCGGCAATGGCTTCCAGACGGCTGAATTCTTCCTGTTTCATGTGATACGAATTCCTTGCAATTTGAATGCAGTCCACGTCATCGCAAATCCAGATGACGGGCCGGTTTGGGTTTGGGGAACAGCCAATGCCGGCTGCGGTTCTGGCGCATACGCTGCACATGCGATCATCAAACCGTTCAGTCATATAGCCTCCCCATAGTTGACAATGGTACTGATTTTTGGTACTGTTTTTTCATGAAAAGGAAACATGGAAAAACCCTCGAATTGATTTTCGCGAGACCAGTTAGCGGCAGTATCAAGTGGCGTGATATCGAAGCACTGTTTGTTGAACTAGGCGCTGAAATCAGCGAGCGTGAGGGTTCACGCATTGGCGTCAGACTGTTTGACGACCGCCGTGTATTCCATCGTCCACATCCATCACCGGATACGGACAAAGGGGCCGTTTCCAGTATTCGCAACTGGTTAGAGACAAATGGAGTGAAGCCATGAGGAACATTCTTGAAATTAATGGTTACAGGGCTGTTATTCAGTTCGACCCGGAAATTGATATGTTTCGGGGAGAATTTATTGACCTGAATGGTGGTGCTGATTTTTACGCTGACAATATTGAAGCGCTGAAGAAGGAAGCAAAAACCTCGCTTAAAGCATTTCTTGATATGTGCGCTGAAGATGGCGTTGAGACGCGCAAGTCTTATTCCGGGAAATTCAATCTGCGCATCGCCCCCAAAACCCATGCAGACATTGTTGCTGCCGCAACAGCAGAGGGTATCAGCCTTAACCAGTGGGTATCCAAACGACTTGAAGAAAGTTTGTAGTCTCACGCCACATCCCTTTCACGCTCGAAGGAACGGCCAACAATGTCGAAGAACTTGCCCCTGGGACGCACAGTGATGGTCTTTGGCATTCTGACTTCATGCCAGCGTTCAATGGCTTCATTGGCAGTGCGGGGAATTGGGAAGTCGCCGCCGTGCTGGTTCCACCATTGCCCTGCCTTTTGGGCTGGATAGCCGCCATGTTCGAAGGCAAGCCATTCAGGATATTGGGCTATGCCAGCAGTGTAGACGACACGCACACTGTCCGGTGATCCAAACTTGTGATGAACGCGCTTATCCCAGATAGTGACTGGCAATTGCCGTGGCGGGATTTTCTCACTGGATAGAATTGCGCTGGCACCACAGGCATGTTTTTCATGCAGTGGCTTGTCTTCAGGTGGCGGAAACTCATAGCCGCAATCGGGGCATTCCCGTTGGGATATATGAACCAGTTCACCACATTCAGGACATTCACGAACCGGCGCATCACCGCTGCCCCCGGGCTTGCAAGGGTCAATGGCATCAATCGGGCCAAGGGTGCGCACGACACCGGCAAAATCCAGAACCAGTGCATCTTCCTTGTCCGGGGCAAGGCGCAGGCAACGGCCAACCTGCTGCACGTAAAGGCTTGCTGATTTTGTCGGGCGCATTAACGCAACCAGATCAATGCCTGGATAGTCAAAACCGGTGGACAATACATTGACATTGGTCAGGCATTGAATTTGCCCGTCCCTGTATCGCCGCAGGATGCTGTCGCGTTCTGCCTTTGGTGTATTGCCTTCAACCATCTCGCAGGTAATGCCGCGTGATCTGAAAACATCGCGCACATCTCTGGCGTGCTCCACACCGGCACAGAAAATCAGCCATGCTTTGCGATACTCGCCAAATTCAATGATCTCGGACACGGCAGCTTGAGTTACTTCATCAACATTGACCGCTTTTTCAAGTTGGCCCTGGATATAATCGCCACCCCGCATTTTAACGCCCGTCAGGTCAAATCCGGTTGCCGTTGCCTTGGATATAGGCCTCGTTAAAAATCCGTCATCAATCAATTTCCGGATTGGAATATCAAATGCTATTGTTTCAAAAAGCGCATCATCGCCTTCGGTCAGAAGGCCGCTATCCATTCGATAGGGTGTGCCGGACATTCCGATAATACGCATTTCAGGATTGATATTTCAGCTTTCCATACATGGATGCACCATTGCGGCTGATCAAATGGCACTCGTCTATGATAATCGCGTCCATATGGCCCAACTCATATGCCTTGCGAAAGATGGACTGGATGGATGCAAACAGAATTTGCGAATGTACGTCCCGCCTGCCCAAAGACGCACTGTTGATACCGATTGGAGCCGCGGGCCATATTTTGAGCATTGCCTGGGCATTTTGGGTGACAAGTTCCCGTGTATGAACAACACAAAGAAAGCGGGCTTTTGGGTGATTTTCCAGTGTGCGCCTGATAATCTCTGCCTGCATGATGGTCTTGCCTGCACCAACAGGCGCGACCAGCAGGGTTGAAAGTGCCTGTGCCAGCTTGTTAAAAACGCCATTGACTGCATTGATCTGATAGTCCCGCAAGTGGAAGGTCATAACTCAAAGTCCTCTTGCACTGTTTTCATTACTGGTTGCATTAACCATCACGCCGCCTCACTTCCCAGTTTGGCAGCATCGCGACGACGCTGATTTTCCTTATGCGTGACCAGTTCAAGATGATCAGGATTGCAACACAAACGATTGCGACACATATGATCGATTTGTTTCCTGCCTGGAATAAAGCCGAAGAAATGAGTGAAGATCACACGATGAACAGCGACTGTCTGACCGTCCAGACACATGCGGGGATAACCACCACCGCGTCCGTTGCCGGATGTCGGACCATCCCAAATCCAGCAATCGCCAAGTTCGGGAACGACGTTTTGTTTTTTCCCGGTTGTGCGTTTGATGATCTTGTCAAAGATCGTTTGGCGGCGGCTGTAGCAAGTCATCACGAACCACCATCCACCCATTCGTTGCCATCGGGCAGTCGATAGGTAACTGTTTCATTCCCATTGTTGGCGTCGATCTGCTCGCCATGCACCAGCCCGGGCAGGAAAAGGTGATTGGGACAACCCCTTTTCTGGTCATCATATGTCAATTCCCTTTTGTGCCTCTGGCAGTACCATTGCCCGTCATTGACCGGTGATGAATGCAGACATGTCCGGCAATTGCGCAGAGGCATGCCACCACCGTGGCAAACGTCGTACGACGGGCATTTGAACGCCTTGCATCGAAAGAAATCAGGATCATCCGAAATGCGGGCCAAGGGGATATGGGAATCCCTGATCCGTTCGGCCTTTGCCACGAGGGCCGCGAAATGTGCCGGATCAAAGTGAATGCGCTCCCCATACAGTTCATCCGTGTTCTTGTTCTTTGCCAGATAGAAAGCACGTGTCAGCGACAACAGGCCCATATAGATCTGCATCTGCGCGACATGTTCCGGCTTGGCCTCACGCACACCGTGCTTGATCAACTGATCAAAGGACTTCTGATTGTGCGTCTTGGCTTCAAACAGATGTCTGGCTTTGGGGGCTTCAGGAACGCCGGTTAAAATGCCGTCTGCGTGGCCGGCAAAGTGACCGTCCAATGCCTTGACTTCCCATTGCTCTCCTGTCCCGGGATCTACAGCCTGCACATCAACCCCGATATCACGTAAATCCTCAATCAGTCGCGCTTCCTCACGGTGGCCGGTATTCCGGTGGATGTGCCCACCGGAACCTGTACCAAAGGTGTCGCTCACAGGGATGACCAATCTGGGAACCGCGAATGAAGCGGTAATGCGCCCCTTCATTTCTGGCCTGCCAATTGTCTTCAATGGCCTGCACCGTCAATGAATGAGGCTGTGGTAATAAAACCATTATTCCACCTCCTGCACACGTGCCTCCAGTCGCAGGGAATAAACGACGGTTTCCGGTTTACGATAGACATCAACATCAATGCCATCCGCTTCAAGGCGGCCGGTATCAATGGATCCCTTGCGAGTGGAAATGATCTGTCGGGCAATATACTGATCGCCGCCAAGGCTGTCTCCATCTCCCATTTGTTCACTGATTTGAGAAACACAAATGGCTTCGTCTTTTTTCAGTGCCTTGATTGCAGCGCGGATATCTGCCAGTCGGTCAACAACGTGACGATTGGATACAGATGTAGTGTTCATTGCGAAACTCCTTTGCAATGTCAGGGTTTGATCAGTCAATAAAATTGACTGATCCATATAAAATCAATGATTCCTAGAATGGAATATCGTCAGACTGAGGTCGCGAAAATGGACTGTTCGGTGAAACAGGACCGGCAGACTGTTGATTTTGCACTGAAGCAGGTGAAGATACCGTTTGTGAAGTCTGCACTGGCGATCGCTGGGATCCGGATGCAGCGATCGGTTCAACCCTTTTGATTTCCTGATATTCCGGTTTGTTTCTCTGATCACCAATTGTAATCCAGCAGGGACGATTATGCATTTCGTTGCTGTCGTTTACGATAATACAGCCTGTTGCCTTGCGCACTTCCGCAAATTGAGAATTGGCAATCTCAACCACTTTCCGGGCATTGTTACCCCTGAAATAGAGATTTAGCCGCTGGAAAAAGATACGCCCGGTATTCTCCCCCTCCACAATGCTCCAGGTCAGTACCAGAGAATCTCCATTTTCACTTGTTTTTGAAACAGGCTCAATCGTGCTTTCAATAATGTGTGCCTTGTATTTTCCATTTGGCACTCGCGTTTGGACTTGCGCATTCTGATCATATGATCCTGCTATATTAACCATTTTTTGTCTCCTCTTTTTCGATTGTGGTTTCCGGCTTGAAATAGCCATTCAGTACTTCGTACCCCTTTCCGATATCATATCGGACAGTTGAGGGAATATTGTAGCGGTTCTTCGCTACATATGCAGGCCGTCCAACTGTGTGAAGCAGTCGCACGTCGCCTGTATCCTTTACATGTGCACGTTCCTTGTTGAATCCCTGTTCCTCCTTGTCCACAACAACCGGCTTCTTGAGCAGGAAAATGCAATCCATCTCACGTTCAAACGCTCCGACCAATTGTTTGTGCAGATCAATCTTGTAACGATCGTAGGAAACTGTCTCGGGATCATCGAAGCGTTCAATTTTTGAATGAGCAATCAGGACAATATTCATTCCTTTGGTTGCTCTCAAAGCGTTCAGCGCCTCCAGTATTTCCGTGACAACGCGCTGGGCATAGACATAGCCCTTGCCGAAGCCGAAATCCTCGATATTTTCCTTGGGATTACCCTTGTCGTCGCCGCGTGCACACGTTTCGGCAAAAATCAGTTTCTGCAATTCCGTTACGCTGTCGATCACAACAGTCCTGTATGCATGATCCTCATAAAGGAGTGCGCTGATTGATTCGACCACATCCGCATAGCTGGAAAGATGCCCAAAACTGGTGAGTTCAATTCCCGCAGGGGTACCATCCTCGATTTGCAGAAAAACGGCATTTGGAAATTCGGATGCCAGTGTCGTCTTTCCTTCCCCCGGCGGCCCATAAACCAGAACTCTGGGTGGTGAATCTGCCCTTACCTGTTTCAAATCATTGATTGATAGTGCCATCAGTCATTTTCCTTTCTGTTTCTCGATCCATCCTCGCAGCGTTGGCCGTTGCGGTACCAAACTTGACGATCGCCATCGATATAGGCCGGGCCGTCATCACGATGACGCCTGCCGTGGCGGTACCATTCCTCTCGATCGCCATCGATATAGGCCGGGCCATCCTCACGGTGACGGTGGCCGTTGCAGTACCATGCTTGATAATCTTTGATGATATGTGCAGGGCCGTCCTCACGGTGCAACTCGCCGTTGACCCAGTATTCCTCGCAATCTCCGTAAACAACTGCCGGGCCGTCAGTGCGGTGCCGTTGGCCGTGATAATACCAAACCTGTTTGTCGCCGCTGATAACCGCCGGGCCATCCTCGCGATGAAATTTACCGTAGAAATACCATACCTGATAATCTCCGTCGATAACTGCGGGGCCGTCCTCGCGGTGACGCGTGTCGTGACGATACCAGGCTTGATATTTACCATCGATAACCGCCGGTCCGTCCTCACGATGCAACTGGCCATCTTCGTTTTTGTATTCTTTTCTCATTTCAATCTCCTGTTTATCCGGTGACGCGCTTGCCATCGCGGTACCAGACTTCGCGCTCGCCCTCGATAATCGCCGGGCCGTCTGTGCGGTGGAGTTCCCCGTTGCGGTACCATGCCTCAAAATCACCGTCGACAACCGCCGGGCCATCCGCGCGGTGGCGCTGACCGTCGCGGTACCAGACCTGATAGTCATCGTAGATAACCGCAGGCCCGTCCTCGCGGTGAATCCTGCCGTTGATATACCATGTCTGCCAGTCACCATCGATAACCGCCGGCCCATCCTCGCGGTGCAACTCACCACGTTCGTTTCTGTACGTCGTCATTTTCAGCCTCCTGTTTATCCGGTGACGCGCTTGCCGTTGCGGTACCAGACTTCGCGCTCGCCATCGATAATCGCCGGGCCGTCTGTGCGGTGGCGCTCGCCATTGAGGAACCACGCCTGATAATCGTCATTGATAACTGCCGGGTCGTCAGTGCGGTGAAGTTTGCCGTTGCGGTACCATGCCTCAAAGTCTCCCTTGATAACCGCCGGGCCGTCATCCCGGTGACATTTCCCGTTGAAATACCACGCCTGATAATCACCCTCGATAACCGCCGGGCCATCTTCCCGGTGTTTTTTACCATGATGGTACCACTCCTCGCGATTGTCGCGCACGTATGCCGGCCCATCCTCACGGTGAAGTTTGCCGTTGCGGTACCATGCCTCGCG